GGAACAGCGGCAACTGGAACAGCGGCAACTGGAACAGCGGCAACTGCAACAGCGGCAACAGGAACAGCGGCAACTGGAACAGCGGCAACTGGAACAGCGGCAACTGCAACAGCGGCAACAGGAACAGCGGCGACTGGAACAGCGGCGACTGGAACACTACATCCTTTTCCAATGGCTGTTTCAATACGGTATCGCCCAAAATCTATATGTTCAACAAGCCTACTGACTGGACGTTTGAGCAGTGGTTTAACTGCCGTGCCCGTCGTTTGCTGAACGAGATTGACGATTGCCCGCTTGAATACGTCTATCTGTCTGATATGACCGATGAGGAAAAGGCGGCGCACCCTGAAGCTGAAACGACTGGCGGTTATCTGAAGGAACGCACCATGGCGGACAACGCCCGGAAGTGGTGGGAGGGGCTTAGTGCCGATGATCGAAACGTTATACTCAGTTTGCCGAACTTCGACGCGGCGATTTTCAAGGAAATCACGGGGATTGACGTAAGCAACGGCTGATACACTTCAAGAGCTGCGCTATCTGGCTATACGGGCGTGCGGAAGTGGGCAACCGTTCCGGCAAGTTACCAGCAAGTTACCGGCAAGTTAAAATCAAAAAGCGTGAGGGGGTGAATTATGGCAGAGAAAAAACGCAGCAGTTTTATTCTGCTGCTGGAACACATCCATACGATGGAAGAACTGACCGATGAGGAATTTGGCCAATTTGTCCGCGCCTATGCAGCGTATGTGGAAACCGGAGCAGACCCGGAGTTTTCAGACCGTTCCATGCGGATGATGTGGAAAACCGTGAAAGCGTTCGACAAGATGAACACGCAGAAATACTCTAGCACATCGGAAGCACGCTCAGAAGCCGGAAAACGTGGAATGAAAAGTCGATGGGGCGCAAAATCAGAAGATAGCAAAGAGAAAAAGGTTATAACAAACGATAACAAAAATAGCAAATGTTATTTTGTTAATAACAAAAATAACTTATCTGTATCTGATTCTGTATCTGATTCTGTATCTGTTATACCACCTATCGGTGGTATAGAAAGAGACGTTCCCGCTGCCGTGGACATGGAACTGTCAAAAATCGTCCAGCATTATCAGCAAACCATCGGAGACTTCCCACGTTCTGCTCTGGATAAGCTGCAAAAGTGGCGGCAGGAGTATAGCACAGAAATGATCCTGCTGGCCATCGACAAAGCCGCAGAAGCTGGGAAGAGGTCATGGAACTACATAAACGGCATTCTTTCCGGGTGGCAGCGGGATGGCATTCAAACGCCGGTGGACGTTTTGGCAAACGAACAAAGCCGACAAGCCAGACCGCGAGGCAAGCAACCAACCGAAACCGTAGACGACCAGCTTGCCCGGGTACTGGCAAAAATGGATCGAGAAAGAGGGTTTGAGACATGACACGGGAGGACGTGGCAAAGCTGATCCGAATGAATTTCACGCTGTATAAGCTTGGTGCAAAGCCTCTGACCGACGAGGAGATGGAAACCACCATTGACGTGTGGGCTTACCAGTTTGGCGATTATGACGGCGATACTGTCAAGAGGGCTTTTCTGGCTGCAAACCGGGTGTGCGTCTACCCTATCACGGTAGCTGACATCTTTAAGCAGCTTTCCCAGAGCCTTGACCCTTCTGCCGAGTGGGATGCTCTGGCCGCTGCTGCGCATAAAGCACAGACGTTTTTGAGCTGGCGCAAGTTCCCTATGGTCATTGGCATTGACGAAAAGGGCGGTCTGTTGCGCAGCGATGGGCAGAAAGAGCTGCAAGCCCTGTATGACCAACTCCCCCCGGCGGCAAAATCCTATGCCGGGAGCGTTGGAGGGCTTGCAGAGCTGGCTGAAATGCCAGACCTTACATACCGCCGTGCCGAATTTTTGAAGCAGGCGCAGGCCGATATCACTACCGCCCCGCGTGAAGCTGCAAGGCTGCGGGCGAGTGAGCCTCTAAGGAAGGAGATTGAAAAATGAGCGATAAACATTACATCGAATGCACTGGGATTCAGATTCCCGCCGTTAAGGTATTGGCATGAACGGAAAGAAAAAGAAGTTAAAAGTTCTGGAACTTTTCGCCGGAACACGCAGTATCGGAAAGGCCTTTGAAGAGAAGGGGCATGAGGTGTTTTCCGTTGAGTGGGACAAGGATTTTGAAAATATTGATCTTTACGCCGATATTTTGAGCGTCAGCGCAAATGATATTTTATCAAAATTCGGTCACCCAGATGTAATTTGGGCAAGTCCAGACTGTACTACGTTCAGCATCGCCGCTATTAGTCACCACAGGAAAAGAAACCCGGACACAGGGAATCTTGACCCAGTGAGTGATTATGCAAAGTTCTGTGATAAGGTCGATCAGCACGTTTTACAGCTTATAAAAGACCTTGACCCGATACTTTATTTTATTGAAAACCCACGGGGCGGAATGCGGAAAATGATTTGGATGAAATCTTTGCCGCGCTATACCGTTACATATTGTCAGTACGGCGATACACGAATGAAACCAACTGATATTTGGACAAATCATCCTAATCCGCAGTTTAAGCCTATATGTAAGAACGGTGATCCGTGCCATATTCCAGCCCCTAGAGGGAGCAAAACAGGAACACAGGGCTTGAAAAACAGTAGAGAGAGAAGTGTTATACCTAAACTGCTTTGCCAACATATTGTTGATATTTGCGAAACGGAGTGCTTAGAAAAATGAGCGATAAAAGGTTGATTGATGCAAACGCCCTGCGTCAGAAAATCGAAAAGTGGGCAGATTCGGCTGACAACTCTATTTCGTTTGCCGATTCTGTTGAGAGCTTTGCATATGATGAGGTGCTGGACGCAATCGACGCTGCACCAACTATCGACCCGGAAGCGCTGCAGCCGGTGGCACATTGGGTCTGCGAGGAAGACTATGATGGAGACCCTGTTGTTTGGACGTGTTCTCGTTGCAAAGATTCTTCCATCATGTATGATGGCACGCCGAAGGACAATGGGTTTAAGTTTTGCCCCTACTGTGGCGCAAAGATGGAGGAATAATCAAAATGAAATTGATGGGAGGCAATGGATTGAAAATAACCCTTTACGGTGACCCCCGCACAAAGAAAAACAGTGCACGCATCCTGCAAGGACGCGGAGGGCGGCGATTTGTAGCCCCAAGCGAGGCGTTTGAGGAATACCAGACCGGATGTCTATGGCAGATACGCGCCCCGCCTGAGCCTATTTCTGCCCGCGTGAACGTGCGGTGCGTGTACTACATGGCTACCAGACGCAAGGTTGACCTTGCAAACCTGATCGAAGCAACCTGCGACATACTGGTAAAGGCCGGTGTGCTGGCAGACGACAACAGCCGCATCGTTGCCGCCCACGATGGCAGCCGGGTGGACTACGACAAGCAAAACCCCAGAGTGGAGATCTGGATCGAGGAAATGGAGGAGTAAAATGCTTGATATGCTATATGAAGTTGCAAGCACGCTGTTCATGGCAACACTTGCAGGATTTTTCATCTGGTTTGTTCTTAGCGATGGCAACCCAATTGAATATTTCAAGCGGTGGCTCAACCGCAACAAACCTTGCCTTTGCGACCGGTGCGTTTTCTTAAATCAAAAATTTGGGGCGTCAGAATCCGGATATCACTATATCTGCCGGAGAAGTGACAAAGACGAAGGATACATAAATCCGCCCGAATATTGCCACGATTTTGAAGAAAGGAGCAACAATGACCCGCACATGGACACCTGAAAACGAACAGCCAAAGCCGCGCACCGGCGTGGACTACCACACGGTCAAGGCGTGGTTCCAGCAGTGCCGGGATATGGCAGCGGCGGTTGAAGCCCAAAAGCAGAAGATCCAGCGCATCCGGGAAGTTGCCGAAAAGACCACCCCAAGCCTGAACGGGATGCCCGGCGGCGGTGGTGCCGGTGACAAGGTGGGACTTGCTGCAACGGATATCACGGACGAGCAGCGCCGTCTGCAGCAGATGGAAACAGACCTGTGCCTGCTGCGCATTGAAGCCACCCGGAGGGCGTACTGTATCACGGCAAGCAAATCCAGCAAAAAGCAGGCTGACTGCCTGTGCCTGTACTACGTCAAGAACAAAAAGCAGCGTGAGGTCTGCGAGGAACTGGGGCTTTCGGAAGAAAACCAGGTCTCCATCTACATCAAGTGGGGCAGCATCTATCTGGCAGAGATTTGGGACAGCTTCGGCAATGTTGCACAAACCGCACAAAGCCAGCCCTGATTTTTTGTAATGCACCTTCATACTGCAAATATCCAACTAAAACAGGCATTGTGCTAAAATTGGTATAAGCGGAACCGCCGAAAGCGGTGAGACGCTTGCCACGCAGTCTCCGAAACGAATCCCCCACAAATGCTTTCCTCCCAAGGCTTGACCGGCATTTTTCTTCCTCTCGTTTCGCGGGCTGCTTCTATGCCGTTGTAGCTCAAGTAGAGCGCCGCCCATTTAAGGCGGGTCAACACTGATGATACACGAGAAAAGTTCCCCTCGCCTATCAAGCGGGAGAAGAACGCTTTCGTGGTGCTGGTTCAAACCCGGCCAACGGCTCCGATACGCTGCTCTCCCGAAGCAGCGACCACCTGACGCATGGGCTGACATCCCGCTTGTGGCTGCGTGTAGAGTGGCAGGGTTTCCTTACCTGTCCTCACAACCTCCGCACGCACCGGAGGCCACATAATCCGTACACCGGTTTCCATAATTCCCCCGGCAGGATGTGCGTCAACAGAACCAGCATGGAAACGTGCTGGTTTTTCTTTTGTTATATGCCGCCTGAGCGCAGTTTGGAGCGCGGCGCGTGTGTGTAGACACGGATGGTTCGATTCCAAGGGCGGCTAGCGTGATTTTAGAGTGTCCACAGTGGACACTTTTGGAGAGGAGGCATACAAATGTTTGAGCGCTTGAAAGAACTGATTTGCGACATGGCAAAGTTTTTGACGCGTCTCGGCGCTGGCCTTATCCTCTCGGCCTTACCGATCAGCAACAAAGAAAGCCACTTTGTGCGCTATGCGCGGCGTTTCGGTTTCCGTGCAGACCACACAAAACGCGAGCCTCGGGCAGAGATCGGAGGCCGTGGCTGTATCCAAGGAGCGCGGCCTGTTATCCGCGCAGATTAGCAAAAGCTGCTGATCCAATTTATTCCGAAAATATTTTTACCCGCCTGTTATGAATGATGTGCACCGTGCATTGCAGGCGGGCATTCTTTTACGCTGCGTTAGCTCAACAGGCAGAGCGTCCGGCTCATAACCGGGGAGTTGCAGGTTCGATTCCTGCACGCGGCATGATATATTCCCGTAGTTCAAGCGATGGAACAGCGGTCTCCAAAACCGCAGGCTGCAGGTTTGAGCCCTGCCGGGAATGCCATTTGCGTACCCTAGAGGGGGGCTGCGCAGATAGCGGGGCATCTGGCCGCGAAAGTTCCGGATGCAGCGGCGCTCCACCGTTTACGTTGTCCGAAAAACTGAATGTATACCGGGAGCGCTGCTTATTTTGATATTCTGACCGTTCGGATTTCCGGGCGGTTTTTCTTTTGCGAGGAAGGAGGAGCCCGCCGTGAGATATGGTGTGCCGTATCGTGGCAGCAAGAACAAAATCGCACAGTGGGTTGTCTCTAATCTTCCCGCTGGTGACACGCTAATTGACCTGTTTGCTGGCGGTTGCGCAGTCACACACGCCGCATTGCTGTCTGGCAAATGGAATCGCATTGTTGCAAATGACATCGGTGATGCGCCGCAGCTGTTCATGGATGCTGTTCACGGCAAGTATGCAAACGAAAAGCGTTGGATTAGCCGTGAAGATTTTCATAGGCTGAAGGATTCTGACCCTTACGTTTCGCTCTGTTGGAGCTTCGGCAACAACCGCAGGGATTATCTCTATTCAAAAGAGATTGAACCGTGGAAAAAGGCTTTGCATTATGCAAGAGTGTTTGGCGATACGTCCATTTTGCGAGAGTTTGGAATCAATTCGGACGGTAGCTCAAAAGACATCAAGCCGAACAACGAGGAATACAAAAGGATTTATTCGCGGTGGCTTGGACATCAAGTGAAACATAAAAGGCTTTATGATTTAGACCACCTTGCAAGGTTAGAGAATCTTGAACGCCTACAAAATCTTGAACGCCTACAAAATCTTGAACGCCTACAAAATCTTGAACGCCTACAAAATCTTGAAGGTCTGCAAAGGGATTACAGGGACGTACAAATTCCGTCAAATGCAGTTGTGTACGCAGACCCCCCCTATAAACGAACGAACTGCACGGGGTATAAATGCAATTTTGACCATGAATCGTTTGAAAAGTGGCTTGCCAAAACTCCGTTTATGGTTGTTATCAGCGAGTATGAAGCGCCAAGTGGGTGCGTAGAGGTTGCAAGCATAAAGAAGCAATCCACTATGGGTACTGGCAATAAAGGCGGGGCTGATATTGAAAAGCTGTTTGTGCAAGAACGGTTTGTTGAACAGTACGAAAATTCATTTAACGTGAGAGGTGGTGGCGGTGAGTGCGAAGCGGCTGACAGACAGACAAAAAAAGAAGATCGTTGCTGACTATGTGCAGCTGCAGAGCTACGCCAGAGCCGCCAAACTGAACGACGTGGCAGAAAGCACCGTGCGGAAAATCGTGAAAGATAATCCCAAGTGTGCGGATTTGTGCGCCTTAAAAAAAGAACAGAACACGCAGGACATGCTTTCCTACTTAGGCAGCAAGCGCGGGGAAGCACAGGATCTTCTCGGGCTGTACCTTCAGGCGATGGCAGACCCTGACAAGATCGCAGAGGCAACGCTGCCGCAGCTGTCAACGGCGTTTGGAACCATCGTGGACAAGTTTGCTATGCTGGGAGACCAGAGCGACATAGAAGCCCCGGACGATGGCCTGCTTGAGGCTCTGAGTGCTGCCGCAGACATCAGCCCGCCGGACGACGTGGAAATGCTGCCAGAGGAAGAGGACGACAATGCGGAAAAGTAACGGTTTTCGCTGGAAAGCCCTCAGCCAGCGGCAAAAGCAGGTCTTGAGCTGGTGGACACCGCAGAGCGCATACAGCGGTTACAACGGCATCATTGCCGATGGCGCTATCCGCTCGGGCAAGACCTTTGCCATGAGCTTTTCTTTTGTCCAGTGGGCTATGACCTGCTTCAGCGGCCAGCAGTTTGCCATGTGCGGAAAGACCATCGCCAGCTTCCGGCGCAACGTGCTGGGCACACTCAAGCAGCAGCTTGCAGCCCGTGGCTACAACGTCAAGGAGCATCGGGCAGAAAACTGCATGACCGTCAGCAAGGGCGGCAGAACCAACGAGTTTTACTTTTTCGGCGGCAAGGACGAGAGCAGCCAAGACCTGATTCAGGGCATCACACTTGCCGGGGCATTCTTCGACGAGGTGGCCCTGATGCCGCAGAGCTTCGTCAATCAGGCCACAGCCCGTTGCTCTGTCACCGGGTCAAAGTTCTGGTTCAACTGCAACCCGGGCAGCCCGCAGCATTGGTTTTATCTCGAGTGGGTGCGGAAATGTCGTTCCCGCAAGATGATGTATCTCCATTTTACGATGGACGACAACCTGTCGCTTTCCGAGGACATCAAGGCCAGATACCGCAGCCAGTACAGCGGCGTTTTCTATCAGCGCTACATTCTGGGACTATGGACGGTGGCTGAGGGCCTTGTATATGACATGTTTGACCGCAAGAAGCACGTCATTGACGTACTGCCGGAGCTTTCGCCAAAGAGCGCCTATGTGGCGTGCGACTTTGGCACCCAGAACGCAACGGTTTTTTTGCTGTTCCAGAAGCAGGCGGATGCAGACTGCTGGATCGTCACCCGGGAGTACTACTACAGCGGCCGCGAACAGAAGCGGCAAAAGACCGTGGGCGAGTACGTCACGGACCTCAAGGCGTGGCTGAACGGGATCAAGCCGGAAAGGGTCATCGTTGACCCCTCTGCCCTGCCCCTGATTACAGAGCTGCGCAAGAACGGCTTTACCCAGACCCCCGCAAATAACGACGTCCTGAGCGGCATTCTGGACGTGCAGACCATGCTGCAGACCGGGCGTCTGAAGATCTACAAAGACTGCAAGCACACGCTGGAAGAGTTCGGCGTGTACGCTTGGGATCCAGACAAAGACGACACCGTGCTGAAGGTCAACGACCACTGCATGGACGCTATCCGCTATTTCGTGCGCACAAAGCGCCTTGTAAAACTGAGGAATTGATTTTGAGCACTGTATATACATTCCAGACCTTTCAGCAGGCGCAATTCGCCGGGGAACAGCCTGATTTTATCCGGCGCTTCGTGCAGCAGCACTGCGCTTCCGGACCGTACAAGATGGCGCTGGACGCCGACCTGTACGATGCCCAGAAAAACCCGGGAGCTGAACGCTTCGCACAGACTTACGCTTTGATGCTGAAACGCCTGTCCAAAAACACCAAGCCGGACACCCCACACCCGGATATGGTTAAGAGCAATCTTTTCCGGCGGCTCAACAAACAGCGGGCAACCTACTCCCTCGGAAACGGCGTAGTCTTTGCGGACGATGGCGTGGACAAGGAAAGGCTGGGGCAGAACTTCGATGAGCAGATCCAGAAGGCCGGATATTTCGCCCTGATCCACGGTGAGAGCTTCGGATTCTGGAACAACGACCATCTGGTGGTTTTCAAGCTGACCGAGTTTGCTCCCCTGCACGATGAAAAGACAGGCCTTTTGCAGGCGGGTGTGCGCTTCTGGCGACTGAACCCTGACACAGATATGCACTATATCCTGTATGAGCTGGACGGCTTCACCGAGTACACGGAAAGCCGAATCGGCAACGTGATGCAGGAGACAACGCCGAAGCAGGCATACAAGAGCGTGATCACCACCACACCCGGCGGCGGGCTGGAAAGCGTAGAGGACGAAAACTACAGCGCTCTTCCCATTGTGCCGCTGTGGGGCTCAGACCTGCACCAGAGCACCCTTGTGGGGCTGAAAGCCTACATTGACAACACCGATCTGGTGATGTCTGGCTTCTGCAATGACCTGCAGGACTGCGCGCAGATTTACTGGCTGTGCGAGAACTTCAACGGCATGACCGATGATGAACTCGTGGAGTACCTCACCAAGCTGAATCTGTACCACATTGCAGGTGCAGACACCAGCGAGGGCGGCAAGATCACTCCATACACCACCGAGATTCCTGTGACGGCACGGCAGACTCTTTTGGAGCTGCTCCACACCCGGGTGTATGAGGACTTCGGCGGTCTGGATGTGCACTGTGTCAGCGCGGACAGCACCAACGACCATCTGGATGCAGCCTATGAGCCGCTGAACCAGAATGCAGACGACTTCGAGGCTCAGGTCAAGCCGTTCATCCGGCAGATCTGCGCACTGGCTGGCTTTGACAACGCTATGCCGACATTCAACCGCAGCAAGATCACCAACACAGCTGAGCAGGTCGAAACGGTGATTTCTGAGGCGCCGATCATCGGGCAGGACATGGCAATTGACCTGCTGCCCAACCTGACCCCGGAGCAAAAGAAAAAGGCCAAGGCTGCGCTGATGGCAGAGAGCGCAACGCGGGAGACCGTGGTCTAGGAGGACGAAGATGAACCTTCAGGAATTTGATAATTTAGCAAAATCTGGCAGAGTGAAAGCAACGATTAGCGTTTCGGTTTTTAAGATTCCGCGATATGTCGATAAGGTGTGTGGCCTTTCTTCTGGCTTTATCCGATTTCGATTTAAGGGAGACAAATTTGATACGATGTGTGGGCTCGGTGGCGTTAGATTTATGATCGAAGAAAATGAAACAGACCGACCGTGACCGCATCTCCACCCGGCAGCTGAACAGGCTGCGCCGCCGCATTTTGCGGGTCTACGGCACCGCCCGCCAGGAAATGACCGAGCAGCTGACTGAGTTTCTGGAGCATTACCAGAAGCTGGACGCCTACAAGCGGGAGCAGCTGGAAGCCGGGAAGATCACCGAGAGCGACTACCGCACATGGCTGCGCAATCAGGTGTTTCAGTCCGAGATGATGCACCAGAAGCTGGACAACATCACCCAGACGTGCACCACAGCCCAGCAGACGGCATACAAGCTGGCGCGAGATGAACAGTACGATATCTTTGCCCTTGGCGCAAACTGGGCGTTCTACGAGCTGGAACAGGCCGCAGGCGTGACGTTCAATCTGACCTTGTACAACACCGAAGCGGTCAAGCGGCTGCTGCTGGAAAACCCCAAGTTGGTGCCAAACAAGCGCATCAAGAGCGAGAGCAACAAGACCTACGACGCCCGGGTGTTCAACCGGTACGTCATGCAGGGCATCGTGCAGGGCAAGAGCGTCCACGACATCGCCGTGCAGGCTGTGAAAGGCATGGCAGACACCGAGGTGCACTGGGCGATGAACAACGCCATCACAGCCCTTACAGGCGCACAGAACGCCGGGACGATGCAGCAGCTGCGCAATGCTCAAGCCCTTGGCATTGAGGTGCAGAAGCGCTGGAACAGCACTTTGGACTACCGCACCCGTGAGATGCACCGGCTGCTGGATCAGGAGACCGCCGCACTAGATGAGCCTTTCAAGGTGCAGGGCTACGAGATCCAGTACCCGGGAGACCCCAACGCAGCGCCTGAAATGGTCTATCACTGCCGCTGTAAGGTGACCGGGGCGCTTGTAAAGTACCCCCGGCAGAACGCTATGCGGCGGGACAACACGACAAAAGAGGTCACATCTGACCTGACCTATACCGAGTGGTACAAAGCAAAGGGTGGCACTGAAAAAGAGCAGATGTGGTGGGAGGAAGAACGAAAGCGCAGAAAGGAGAGTACCAAGAATGAGTAAACGTGGCTCTGGAAGTTCCACAAGGGCAAGTGGTGGGAAAACTACGCTTGATGAATTTCTTGCAAAGCGCGGTTTAAGTTCGCCTATCAGCGACTATATGGATGATAAACTGCGTATCCCTCATGGCTTGACACGCAGACAGACCGAGAAAATGCAAAAAGAAGCCCATGAAGCCGCTGCACAATATTCCGCAAAAAGAGAAGCTGCTATTGCAGAATACAAAGCGGGCGTTGCATCTGGCGCAATCAAAGAAAAAAGCCGTGTTGAAGTTTTGATGGGCAAGGCAAAGGGGCATCCCGACAACCCATCAACGCAGGCCGCACGCCGTGCGCTGGAAAAACGTGGTTACAACTGGAAAACAGGACGAAAGCTCAAGAAAAAGTAAGGTTTGGAGGGATGAACCGTGATTCTGCCGATGGAAAACACCGAGAAAATGATTTTTCCAGGCGTGGGCAAGTATGGCATCCCTGAAATCAAGCCAGAAACGGACATCCGCATTGACAAGCTGGAATGGATCCCGGTCAATTATGCGCTGACCGCCAAAGACAAGGCCACAAAAGGCGTGCATTTTTACAAGGACGATTACCAGTTTGAACGGTTCTGGAATAACCCAGACAAATACATTCCCCTTTTGCAGCAGTTCGGCGCGGTATGTTCGCCGGATTTTTCCTTGTACAGTGATATGCCGCTTGCGGTGCAGCTTTTCATGCACTACAAAAAGCACTGGCTTGCCGCATACTGGCAGGCGCACGGAATCCGCGTCATTCCAACGCTCTGCTGGTGCGGAGAGCAAAGCTATGACTGGTGCTTTGACGGAGAGCCCAGAAACGCCATCGTGAGCATTTCGAGCCACGGCACACAGTCTGACCCATACGAAGCAGAATGCTTTGCTAAGCACTGCCGTAAGGCGCTGGAAGTGCTGCAACCGAGCGGCATCTTGTGGTACGGCAAATGCCCGGCGGAGTTTGACTGGAATGTCACAAAAATTAAGCCATTTCAATACGAAAGGAGGCACTACCGTGAGTAAAAGAGGTTCTGGCAGTTCCGCGAGAGCGGGCGGCGGCGGCGGAGCTGCCGCAAAAGAAAAAGAGCTTTTTACTGTTGGAAAAGACGGTGTGCGGACATACGATGATTCGGAGAAAGAACCCGGAAAAGAGTGGATGCTTTCTAAGCATAGTACCGAAGCTATGAAAGAATTTAGAAGCCTGAGCGATGTTCATTGTGAGTGGAATAAAGGATTTGACGTGCTTGAGGGCGATAAAAAGCCTGTAAGCATGAAAAGAAGCCAGCAGTGGGACTATCTGAAAAACCACAACATAAACTCTTTTATTCTCAGAGTTCCAGAGGGACAAACGAAAAGAGCGCTCAAGCAAATGGAAGACTACGGCTATCACGTTGTCGCAAAACTGGCATCAAATTCAAAAGACAAGCGCATTTTTGACGATAACGAATTTTATATGTCCAAAAAGAAAATGCAGCGGCTTGGTCTGGATTTCAAGGTAGAAACTTATTGGAAAAAAGGATGGAAAGGCTGATGCAGGGTGAAATTTAATTATGACATTAAATTCACTGACAACACCCCGCAGCTGCTTGAAGCGCTGGAAGCGTGGGTGGAGCGGGTGCTGACCATCTGGGGCATGAAGGTGCAGGACTACGCGCAGCTTCTTGTGCCCACCGGAACGGCAGACAGCACCGGCATAGAGGGCTATGTTGGCGGCGCGCTGAAAGCATCCCTTACCTACGTTGTATCTGCGGCGCAAAAGACCGTGACCATCGGCTCAAACCTGTTTTACAGCGTCTATGTGGAGTTGGGCACCGGTATTTTTGCAGAGAAGGGCAACGGACGCAAAACGCCGTGGGTCTGGCAAGACTTCAACGGCAAGTGGCACTTTACCCGTGGCATGGCTCCCCGCCCCTTCCTGCGCCCGGCGGTGGAAAATCATATCAAAGAACTGCAAGAGATTGCAGTAGAGGAAGGAAACAAGGAGGCATAAAAACATGACAGAACTTGAAACTTTGAGTGCACGGCTTGAAGCTGCTGCTAAAAGGCAGATGGAAGCTGATGAAGCATATCACAAAGCCGCCGAAGAGGTGGAAAGCATAAAGGCAGAAATGGTGAGAGTAAAAAACAAGCGAGAAAAAGAACTTCAAACAATTTGCTTGGGGTATCTTCTCTACCTCTAAAATTTAATACCTAGCGGTTGGCGCACAGCGTCAGCCGATTTTTTATGCCGTTTTCGCACAACTGGCAGAGCATCCGGCTCATAACCGGGTAGTTGCAGGTTCGACCCCTGCAAGCGGCACCACACCGGCAGCACGTCCGGAAAAATAACCTGATTGCCAAGCATGGCAGCCCAAGCAAGGGCAGAAAGGACACACACATGGCACTCAAAAGAGCAGATATCCGCAAGATTCTGGAAAACGCCGAAACCTCCAACGATGACAAGGCAAAAGCCATTCTGGACGCCTTGCACGAGGAGACCGATGCCCTCCGGGACGAGCTGGATACCGAGAAAAACGCCCGCGTTGCAGCGGAAAAGGAACGGGACGCAGCCAACAGCGGTAAGCAGACCGCAGAGCAGGCGCTGACCGACTACAAGACCCAGCAGACCGCAAAGGAATCAAGAGCCGCCAAGGAATCAAAGTTCCGGGAGCAGCTCAAGGCCGCAGGCGTGCTGGAAAAGTACTTTGACCGCATTGTGCGCTTGTCCGGCGAGGACATCGACAAGATGGAACTGGACAGCAAGGGCAACGTGAAGAACGCGGACAAGCTGGCTGAGAGCCTGAAAACCGATTGGAGCGACTATGTGGGCAGCACCACCACCAAGGGCGCACAGGTGGACAACCCGCCCGCAAACACCGGCTCCAAAATGACCAAAGAACAAATCATCAACATCAAAGACGCAACCGAGCGTCAGGCAGCCATCGCGGCAAATCCTGAAGCGTTCGGACTTGCAGCAAAGGAGTAACACATGGCAGCACCCGAAAATCTGACTACCGCATCTCAGATTACCACCACTATCCGCGAAATCGACTTCGTGACCCAGTTCCAGAAGAATTGGGACGCGCTGCGCACCATTCTGGGCATCTCGCGCCCCATCCGCAAGGCACCCGGCACTAGGCTGGTATCCTACAAAGCCACCGTTGACGGCGGCCTGCAGGGCGGCACCGCTGTGGGCGAGGGCGAGGACATCCCACTGACCAAGACCAAGGTCGAGCCTGTGACCTATGCCGACATCGAACTTGGCAAGTGGGCTAAGGCCGTTTCCATCGAAGCCGTCACCAAGTACGGCGCAGAAGTGGCCGTGGATCGCACCAATATCGCTTTCCGTAACGAGCTTCAGAAGAAGGTTCTGACCGACTTCTACACCTTCCTCAAGACCGGCAAGCTGGTCGGCACGCAGAAGACCTGGCAGCGTGCGCTGGCTATCGCAAAGGGCGCAGTCCTGAAGCGCTTTGCAAACGACAATCTGGACGTGACCGAGGTCGTGGGCTTTGCCAACATCATGGACTTCTACGACTATCTGGGTGACAAGGAAATCACCGTTCAGACCGAGTTTGGTCTGAACTATGTGAAGAACTTCCTCGGCTACAGCACCCTGTTCCTTCTGCCTGACGCTTTCATCGAGCAGAAGAAGGTGATTGCCGTCCCTGTGGAAAACATCGACCTGTACTACGTTGACCCCGCAGACCGCGACTACGCCACCATGGGCGCAAACTACACCGTTTCCGGTGAGACCAATCTGCTGGGCTATCACACCGAGTACAACTACAAGAACGCCACCACCACCAACTACGCCATCATGGGCATGAAGCTGTGGGCAGAGTATCTGGACGGTATCGCGGTCGTGACTGTCGGCGCGTCCAACACCGAGCCTGCCGTTGCGGCGTCTGAACTCGGCGGCTGATACGAAATAAGGAGGTGACCCCGCATGACTGTGCCAGAGCTGTGCGTTTACACGCACAATTTTTTTGACCGGTACGATGACCCCACCGCCGGGGAATTTACCTTTACGGCAGATACTGTCCCCGCTGGAGTGTCCGCCGGGCAGTATTTCCTTGTGTGCGGGTCTATCTTTAACGACGGCGTGCACAAGGCGGGAGACGGAGACCTTACCCCGGAAACCTTCACCGGCACGGTGCAGCCTATGCGCGTCCCTCCTGATTTTGTGGCGCTTGCCCAGAAGATTACCGACTACGATGCAGCCACCCCCGGCGGTGGGCGCTATGTTTCCCAGTCCTTCAACGGCTGGAGCGGCACCATGGCCACCGGCACGGACGGCTTGCCCGCAGACGGCTGCACCCACTACCGCCGGGAAATCAACCAATGGAGGAAACTGTAATGCCTGTAAACGATTTCACTAAATTCACCGTGATGGAGAATTTCACAAAGAAGTTCTGCTTTATGGTCAAAAAGCTGGTATCGGACGGCCTGTTTGGCTCTACTACCACATGGGAGGACGGCATGGAGTTCCTTGCCATCGAACGCCATGACCAGACCATTGAAGCACAGCAGGCAGAGCAGCAGGGCACGGCATCCACCTACTCCCTCTATGTGGATAAGGACATCAAGCTGTCCCCCTTCGACCGCATCAAGCGGCTGGACGATGGGCAGACCTACGAGGTTACCACCGCGAGCAGCGACAAGATTTCCCCCGCCGAAAGCCAGATGAATCTTGCCGTTGTGCAGTGCAAAAAGGTGGTGCTTTCCTGATGGGCGCAGAAGAAGCCATTACCACGGCGCTGAACAGCTTTTTTACGATGTTCGATGTTCCTGTATACCCAGAGGATTCCGTGCCGCCGGGCTCTTCCCTACCCTATATCACGGTGAAGCTGGTCATTCCTAAGGGATTTGACGAGAGCAGCACCTTCCATGCGCGGCTGTGGTATCCGGTAGACGGCGGCAAGCTGCCCCTCATCCGCAAAGCCGATGAAATCCGCGCTGCCATTGGCGATTGGCTTACCATCGAGTGCGAGGGCGGCGCAATTCTTTTGTGTGCGGGCAATCCGTGGGCGCAGCCTATGGGCAACCCGCCGGAAAAACACCTGTGCACATACCTTATTTTTGACGTCACATCCTTTGTGGTGTGAGAAAGGATAACACATGAACAAAATGTATCATGCCATTTCGGCAGATGCTTTCAAAAAGCTTCAGTTTCAGGCCGGTGCACTGCTCAAGAAGTTCGACCCGACGGGCGCTACCCCCATTGCAGCGGAGGATATGATCTGCCTGACTTCCGGCGGTATCACCGTCAGCTGCAAGCCCAACGCCATTGATCTGGGCGATGGTCTGGACGAGGTGCCCGAGAACACTTGGCAGTTGAAGCACATCACCAATTGGGATTGTGGCCTGTCTACCACCTGCATGACCGTGAGCGCCGACACCATCAAGCTGGAGTTGGGCGCTGCAGACGTGGAAACGGAAACCAACAAGATCACCGTGCGTGAGGATTACAAGGATGCGGACTTCCAGGATATCTGGTGGCACGGCAATCTGATTGGCGGCGGCTATGCTGCGGTCAAGCTGATGAAGGCCGTGAGCGATGGCGGCCTTGAACTGAAAACCACCAAGGACGGCAAGGGCAACCTCAACCTGAGCCTGAAGGGCCACTACGACATGACCGACACCAGCAAGGTGCCTATGGAGTTCTACGTCAAGGAGGCAGAGTAATGATCCTTACCATCAATCTTGACCCCGTGGAAGCCCTGCCCAAGCTGTATGACGCGGTGGACGGCATCACCCGCATGATCATGGACGCAAAGGACAACGTGGATAACCCGGAGACCAAAGCCGCCCGGGAGACCATTGTTGCCAACGCCATGAAGCTGCTGGGTGCAGAGCCTTCCGAAACCGCAGAGGGCAAGAAAAAGCTGACCCCGCGCGAGTTTGCGCTGGCTGCGCTGGACTTTATCAAGCCCCTGATGAAGCTTGACCCGCAGCGCACCATGAACGCCCTACACCAGCTGTACACGCTGGAAAAGGGCGAGAAGGACACCCTGCCCAAGGCGTTCACCGCGCTTACCAAGTCCGTGATGCAGGAGGACATGCAGGATTTTTTGTCATCGCTGGCCGACTTGAACGGCCTGAGTTTTGGCACTACCTCTGCCGAGCCGACCTCCAGCATCTCCGCGCCTACGGAATAAAGTATTTCGTCTGGTTCGTCATCAGCGAGATGCGCGAACGCCACCGCACAAAGGCATACCAGCTTTATACGGCTGATATGCTTTTTCTTTGTGCTGTATCGCTGGGGCAGCAGGTGGAGCAGTCCTTCAGCGAGATCATGGCAGAGTACGACAAGCCGCTATCCCAGCGCCGCCACGAGACCACGCTGGAAGAAGCGCAGGCGTGCTGGGAAAAGACGCTTGCAGACAGTAAAAAAGCCGCAGAGCAGAACGGAGGTGGTGAGACCTGAACATTTTCAATTTGATGGCCACTTTGGGGCTTGATACCTCCGAGTATGAGCAGGGCATCGAGCAGGCCCAAAAAGAGACGCAAAGCGCCGCAAACTCGCTGAACCGCAGCGCAAACACCGCCGGGAGCGGCGTTTCAGGCATGGCAAGCCAGTTTGCAGCAGCCAGCGCAAAAGCAACTGTCCTTGCAAATATGCTTACCTCGCTCGGAACAAAGGCGGTAAGCTTTGCAAAGGGCTTTGTGGAGATGGGCATTTCTTATAACGCCCAGATAGAAAAGTACACCACCGGCTTTACCAATATGTTGGGCAGCGCACAGGCCGCGCAGGAAGCCATGCAGGCCATTCAGGAGGACGCAGCCCGCACCCCGTTTGACGTGGCGTCTCTGACGCAGGCAAATCAGCTGCTCATCAGCGCGGGCGAAAACGCCGCGTATTCCCGCAAGGTCATCAATGCACTGGGCGATGCCGTTTCTGCCACTGGCGGCGGTAACGCCGAACTATCCCGCATGGCTGCAAACCTGCAGCAGATCGCAAACGTGGGCAAGGCTGCAACGATAGACATCAAGCAGTTTGCCTATGCGGGCATCAATATCTACCAGATTTTGGCAGACTACACCGGCAAATCGGTGCAGGAAGTCCAGAAGATGACCATCAGCTACGACCTTCTTTCGCAGGCGCTTATAGCCGCCAGCGAGGAGGGCGGGCGTTACTATAACGCCATGGACACCCAGAGCCAGACCATGAACGGGCGTATATCCACCCTGAAGGATAACGTCAGCCAGCTGGCCGGACTTATGACCGGCGACCTTTCCTCCGGCATCGGCGTTGTAATAGGCCACCTGAACGACATGGTTGTCGCAGCACAGGAAGCCTACAAAGAGGACGGCTGGAAGGGTCTCGGGAACGCAATTCTTGAGCTGGATAATCCAATCAGTGCCATCATCAAAAAGTTTGGGCAGCTTGGCAGCGCGGCTGTTAGTGCACTGGATAAGGCAAGCTACTATCTTAACAAGGCACTTGGAAAAAATGCTTACGCAGGGTACGACAACTACGACGACTACAAGTCAGACAAGCAAAAGCAAAGCAACAGGGACCGGCTACGGCAGAATGCTCTTTCCGGCAAAAGCGTAAGCAACAAAAGTTGGTCTGAGCGTCAGGCAGAAGCAGCGGCCGCGAGTGGAAGCGGCGGCAGCTCCATCGTTACAAGTCCTTCCAGTTCCTCCGGCAAGAGCACCGGCGCAAAATCCAAAACCGAAACCGTCATAGCGTCCGTGACGCACACCGCAACCACCACCGCACAGAACGCGCTGGGCGCTGTGACAACGAGCGTTGAGACACTGCAGGAGAAGGTCAAGGACGCAGCGGGCAAAATCAAAGACCGCGTGACCGAGACCACTACCGAGACCGGTAAAGAGATGGTCAACGGCGTTGCTACCACCTATACGCTTGTGACCAAGAAAGTTACGGACACGAACGGCAAGATAAGCACCACGACCAAGAAGGTCTACGCCGATATGTCCAAGACCCTGCTTGGCACCCTGACCACCATTGCGGAAAAGACCTTCAACGGCATCACCACCACCACGCAGCAGGCCGTGGAGACCTACGCGGACGGAAGCCAGCACATCAAGACAACTGCCACCGAGACCGGCGAGCGCATCGTGGACGGCGTGCGGCAGACCTACACCAAGATCATCAGCTACGTTGACGGCGTGCAGGACAAGGTGACAGAGACCGCGCAGAACATCGACAAGAGCATCAAGGCGACCCAAAAGCGCATTGAGGAGAATCTGAGCAAGGCACAGCAGCAGTTCAACAGCGGGATCTTCAAACTAGGTAAAAACCTGTACACCGACCTCAAAAATCAGGACTTGGCGGCGCTTGGTCTGGATATCGTCAACATGATGTGGGGCGAGGTGTCACAGGAGCAGCGCGAAGTCCTGTCCGACTGGGCAAACAAGGCGCTGGAAGCCATCAACGAGGCGTATTCCGGCGGCGGTCTGAGCGAGGCGTTCAACGCTTTTAAGCAGATCATGTCCAACGGCATCAAAGCAGATGCAAACGGCGTCACAACGGACGTTAAGGGCTTGAGCAAAGTGTTTCAGGATCTGGGCATCAATGTTTCCGACGTTGGCAGCAAGATCATGGGCGTGCTGAACACCATTGGCTCCGGCATGGGCAGCTTTGCCCTCAACGCGGGCACGGATATTGCAAACCTTGCCGGGAGCATGGGCAGTCTGGGCACAATCGCAGAGGGCGTAGGCGGGCTGATTGCAAAGGTGGGCAGCCTGATTATCTCGAACCCGGAAGTTGCCGCGATCATCGCCATTGTGGCGGGCGTGGCGGCGCTGGGCGTTGCGATTTTTGCGAAGTTCGGCAAGGGCAAGAGCAGCGGCACTACCAGCACGCAAAAAGCACCATCCTACAAGGACATTCAGGACGCCTACTGGTACGGTAACGAGCGTGCCTTTGCGGGCTACGATTACCGCACCGATCCCTACGTCATGAACCCGGACAACAATGCCATGCTGGCATATCAGTCCAAAATGCAGGCGCAGATGGAGCGGCTCTACGGTGTGGTTGAGAAATATCTGCCGGAAGCCGGAAACAGCGTGATCGCGCTTGACGGCGAGCAGGTAGGACGCATTATCACCCCAAGCGTAAACAGAAGCCTGGGAGACCTTACAGTGCTGAGCGAACGAGGAAACTGATATGTACGAGATCTACGCATACCCCTACGGCAACCCGGATGCAAAGCTGCTGCTTTATCGTCCCAACGACCCGCAGGCGCTGGTGCTGTCCCCCAAGCTGACCCGCGAGGTCAGCAAGGGCGGCAGCCTTGTTTTTACCATGACGCGGGATCATGCACAGTACGATATGCTGCAAAAGCTGAGCACGGTAGTGCAGGTGCGGCGGGATGGCAAAGAAATCTGGCGTGGACGGGTACTGAAGCATGAAGCCGATTTTTACAACCGGCGGGTGGTGTACTGCGAGGGTGCGCTGAGCTATTTCAACGATAGCAGTATCACCCCCTTTAACTACAAGGGCACGCTGCGCCAGTTTTTGCAGCACCTGATCGACGCACACAACGATCAGGTGAAAAGCAAGATGAAATGCTTCCAGCTTGGCACCGTGACGGCGGCGCTGGGCAACCTTGTGGTGCAGTTCGGCGATGCCGACCAATACGGCGTTGGCGAGGACTACGGCAAAGTGTGGGACATTCTGGACAAGCTGGTGCTCAAGGTGTTCGGCGGTTACTTCTACTGCGGCTTTGACGCGGCTACCGGCTACAACGTGCTGAACTATTGCGATCAGGCAGTGGAAGCCAAGCGGCAGACCGCCCAGAAAATCGAGTACGGACGCAATCTGCTCAACCTGAGCGAAACCACAGACGCCACCGACCTTTATACCCGCATCTATCCTATCGGCAACAAGCACACAGTGGACACCTCCAAGTGGTACTACAAGCTCATGTGGTGGCGGGACCCCTCCAAGGATAAGCACGAAGAGCGTTGGGGCATCATGGAAGCAGATGCCGCTACCGTTGCGCAGTATCTGCCTGCATCGGGCTACTCTTACAACTTGGAAGAGGGCTGGATCCAGAACGACACCGCGGTGCAGAAGTTTGGCATCATTACCCGCATCGTGGAACTTGACACCGACAGCGCAAACGACACCTTTGCAGCCGGTGTGCAGGCATTGCAGCAGAACTACGCTATGAAGACCAGCTACGTCATCCGGGCGGTGGATCTCGTAGACGCAGGCTACGATACAGACCGGCTGGATTTTTCCATGTACTCCCATATTATCAGCAAGCCGCACAGTGTGGATGCCGTCATGCTCTGTACCAAGCTGGTGGAACCGCTGGAAAAGCCTGCGCAGAAAGAGTTCACATTTGGCATGACCCGCCGCACCCTGACAGACCGTCAGGTGGCCAATATGGGCACGACAAATCTGCTGGTGGAAAGCGCTTACACCTCCGAAAAATACCATCAGGATATGCTGAAACGGCTGTTTGCCGCCTCCGAACAGGCAAAAAAGGATTCCGATGAAGCCGCCAAGACCGCCACAAACTTTTTGGAGTACACCCCGCAAAACGGCCTCATTGTCCGGCACGATTCTCTGCCCGGCAAGCAAGTGCAGATCCTGAACGATGGCATCCGGGTCATGGATGGCAGCAGCATGGTCAATATCCAGGCCAACGCCATCTCCATCACGGACGGCATGGGCAGCTGTTCCATCAATAGCGGTTCAATTATTTTCAACGGCATTCGCAACAGTAAAATTTTTGAATGGCCTTATCAAAAGGATTCTCATGGCAACCGAATAGGAGAATTTACTGCACAAACAACAAAAATCGACCTTTCTTCCTACTCGTCTGTAATGCTGGTCTATGACACGCATAAAGGCGGAACATGGTTTGCAAGTGGAGGCAGTGCTGGTAGACTTACGGTCGTTCTTCCTGTTAATGGGCAAACGTACTCTTATGCTTATCCGTGGAATACCGTCCATTGGAGAACCGTCAAAGTGAGCGACACGGGAATAACGTTTGGTAGCGGAAACGAAAGAACATCCGACTATAAAAATAACGTTATAACTGGCGTGATACATTTGGAAGTTCCTATTACTGATGGTGTTACGAAAAACGATGAGGTTTGCCGCCCGTTGGAACTATACGGTTTTATGTGAGGAGAACTATGAAACACTTTAAATTCAAGTGTAAGGTCTGCTCTGATGGGCGGCTGTATGCAGGCGGCTGGTGCCACGAAAGCGTCATTCCGAACCCGCTGCCGCCCGACGAGATCCTTCTGGACGATCTGTCCGGTATCACGCATGGGTTCTACACAGATTATCTCTGGGACGGCGAAAATCTGATTTATCATCCGCCTGAACCATCTGCTGAGCCTGCCCCGGCAGTACAGACTTCCGATGACGGAACCGAGGTGACCTACACATGAGAGACTATGCCGCACTGGAAGCGCTCGCCGCCCAAAACCCCCGCATGAACGATATGCGCATCACAACGCCAAAGGGCACACTCTCCATGCGTTCGGACTTTGGGCTGTGGCTCAAGCGCGGCTCTCCGCAGATCGGCAAGCCCGAAACCGATTCTATGCTTGTTGAGGTGCCCGGCGCAGATTTTCTGCTGGATCTGACCCGCTCGGTGGATGGCAGCGTACACTACAAAAAGCGGAATATCTCGATGGATTTTGTCTGCGACCGGCCTAAAACACAATGGGCATATATCCGGTCTAGACTGGAAGCGTTGCTGCAGGGGCAGTGGCTGCACTTCTATTTTGTCCGGGACGGCGAGGTCTGGGCTGGGCAGCTGGACGTAGAGATGACCCCCGGCGAGTACAAGACTTCCGTGAAAATCACAGCAACCTGTGACCCATGGCCAAAGGAGCGCTACTTTGTTTTGGGCGTTTCCAAGCTTGGCACAGACAAGATTGCATAAGGAGGCAGTATGGGCTATCAAAAACAGAATTTTGTAGACTGTCAGGTTCTGAACAGCGCGCAGCTGAACCACATCGAGGACGGCATTGTGGATTTGGAGAGCAATTCAAACACTACGCTTGCTGGCAAAGCAGATAAATCAGAAGTGCAAGCGAACGCGGACGGGATTGCCGCTGAAGCATCCCGCGCCAAGGGCGAGGAGCAGCGCTTGGATGCCGCCATCACCGCCGAAACCACCCGCGCGGAACAGGCAGAGCAAGCACTGGATACGCGCACCGTAGCCCTCGAATCCTGCGGATTTGTCGTTGTAGACGGCAAAGTCTGCATGAAATACCGCAAATCCTGAAAGGAGTAACACATGGCTGAAAACGAAATTAGCACGCAGGCACCTGCCACCGAGGTGGTGGAGCCTATCTATCTGGATCAGACCGCAAAAGACAACGGCAGAAAGCTTGACCAGATGACTGCCGCCCTGCTGGGTATGTCCAGCTCGCTGGGCGTGATCGCGCGGGCACAGACCGGCGTGGTGGAGGAGATGGACTATAACGGCATCAAGGCCGTGGTGGCTGCCGGTAACGCACCGGCGGTTTTTCCGGTCGGCACCCAGCTGGTGAACACCTACACCGCAAAGGACGGCAAAGTCTACGACTGCCCGTGGGACGTGGTAAAGACGGACGATATCGCCGAGGGTGAGACCGGCACCACCGCACCCGCAATGGTACTGCAGATGCACTACGCGTCTCTGGAGGATATCCAGTTTTCCGCATATCAGGCCTTTTACGTTGTGCCCGAGGCTGGTCTGGTAGCTGGCACCTACAACATCAATATGGGTCTTGACTGGGGCACCAACGTCAAGACCGGCACAAGCTACCAGTTTACCCTGACCAAGAACGCACCCGCAGGCGCACGCCTGACCGGCTTCTATAATGCACCGGACGTTGCACCCGCCAACTGGAAGGTGTACGTCTACAAGGATCAGCAGAAGTCTGAGCTGCTGGAGACCTGCAACGTCTCTGCCGGCAGCGCTGGCACGAATCTCGGCACATTTTTGGCAAAGCCCAACGGCAACCTGAACAGTCTGCATTCGGTCGGCTACGGCGACAACCGGTGGTATAAGTCCGCATACCGCCAGTACCTCAACAGCGATCAGGCTGCTGGCGCATGGTGGACTCCGCAGGACAGTTGGGATATGAAGCCCGATCAGGCGGACACCGTGCCCGGCTTCCTTGCTGGCTTCTCGGATGACTTCAAGAACGCGCTGACCCGCGTGAAGGTCGTGACCTACGGCAACACCGTCACCGATGACGGCAGCGCTGTGGTGACCTATGACAAAATCTTCCTGCCCTCGCTGGAGGAGATCTACTGTTCTCCGCAGGTCAGTGGCGAGGGTACATACTGGCCGTACTGGAAGGAGCGCACCGGCGCAAAGACCCCGCAGGCTCTGTGGCAGACCTACCCGCTGCGTATCACCCGCGACCTTGCACAGCGCACTGTGGGCCGCTATGTGCGGCTGCGCTCTGCGTTTCGTGGCGGCGGCAACAATGCCTTCGGCGTGTACTCCAGCGGCGACGTCGGCAACTGGAGCGCGGTCGGCGCGTTTCGCTGCGCCCCGGCTTGCAAAATGACCAATCTTGTTAAATAATCACCGGGCAATCCCTTGCCCGGTGAGAAAGTGAGTGCTATCCCATGGCAATGCGCAAAGACCAGATACCGGACAATAAATTCACGCTGCCGCTTGACGCGCGTGAGCTGGCACTGTATACCAGACAGATCACCAAAAACGCGAAAGTGTTTGACCTCGAAATTGACGCAAGCCTTCCCGGTCAACTGCGCGCTACGGCAGACCGGATATTTTTTGATATCTTCGGAGCAAACGACCTCCGGCTGGACAAGCCGAACGAAAGAGAGGAGCGCTTTAAGCTTCAAAGGCACGCCGTCCGGCTGTGCACCGTCCTTTTGGCGGAGATAGACATGGCAAAAGCCAGCTACCACCTTTCTGGCAAACGGTGCTCTTTCTGGGGCAACACTGTGCGCGATATCCGGCAGCGTTGCCGGGACTGGCACGAGAGTGATGCAAAGCGTGCAAAAGCGCTTTGACATAAAAATGGCTGTAGGCTAATGGGCCGCAATGTGCGGCTGCGCTCTGCGAATCGTGGCAACGGCAACAATGCCTTCAACGTGAACTCCAGCGGCAACGTCAACAACTGGAACGCGGTCAACGCGTATCGCTGCGCCCCGGATTGGACGGCAGCACGCCCACAAAAGCCCCTGCATAGCAGAGGCCGGGCAAAAACTGCCGTGCAAGGAGCCGAGTGCCATGTCTGTCCTCTGGCAGACGAACAATATCAGCCGGACGTGGCCACCCTGCGGGGTGTTGACCGCTATCACCCGGCAGATCCTTGCGAGGAGAGCTGAAAAAATCAGTGCAAGAAGAAGAAATAATAATCGGGTTCGATGCCCTGTATAATTCCGAGGGCAAGTGCGCCAAAGGCGTGTGCCGCAAGGCAAGCGTTGGACGGTTTCACCTGTTTCGGATGGACGAGATCCTGAAACTCCAAAAGGAGCTCGCGACAGGTACATACAAGGCACGGCCAACAATCAAAGTTAGAATCACCTATCCCAAGCCCCGCACAGCGGTTGCGAATGGCTTTCGGGATAGGGTATACCAGCGCTCTCTCAACGACAATGCTGTTTATCCAGCAATGACACGGAGCTTCATCCGGCAAAACGCGGCCTGTCAGACCGGCAAAGGTACCGACTGGGCGCGCAAGCAGGTCAAGCTCATGATGGAGCGCGAATACCGGCAGCACGGCGCTGATGGCTATGTGCTGTTGGTAGATATCCGGCACTATTACGACACGATGCCCCATGACGTGGCAAACCGCTGCTTTGAGCGGCATCTGCCGCCAAGTGTGCATAACCGCGTGCGTGAGGTGCTGGATCGTCAATATACCGGCGAGGCCGGTTATAATCCGGGCAGCCAGATGGTGCAGCTTGCCGGGATCTCGGTGCCCGACCCCATAGATCACTACATCAAGGAGCGCCTGCGGGCGAAAAAGTACGTCCGTTTTATGGATGATAGCCTCATCATCCACCACGACAAGGCACGGCTTGAGGAGTGGCGGGAGGCGATCCGCGCCCGGTACGCTGCCGATGGCATGGAGCTGCACCCGACCAAGACCAAGATCGTCAGGCTAAAGGATGGATTCCGTTTTCTAGGTTTCATCTACCGCTTGACCCCGGCGGGCAAGGTCGTTATGACCGTTGACCCGCAGAATGTCAAGGCCGAGCGCAAGCGCCTGTTTCGGCTTGCCCAGCTCATCAAGGCAGGAGAGAAACCGGCATCTGCCCTGTATGAGCAGTATGGATCATGGAAAGCCCATGCCGCTAAAGGCAACTCGCAGCAGCTGCTGCAGCGCATGGATCAATACGTTAAAACTCTGCTGGAGGGGATAACTACATGAAAATTGTTCACAACACTGGCGACATCAAGACCGCCGCCGAAAACGAAAACCGGGACGCGGATTTGGCACAGATCGCGTCTATGGTGGACTTCCTGTGCATTCTGGCCGATGTGCCCATTGAGGACGAGGCTGCAGACAAGGAGGGCATGAGCCATGAGTGATAAGCACAGCGCGATCTTCGGCAAAGCGAAAGACGAGTACGAGGCGGGCCGCTGGTCTAAGGCCATGCTGCGCATCCTTGTGCAGCGCAAGCCCCAGCGCCTGACCGCAGAAGAGTATGAAGAGATTACCGACGAAAAGTATTAAGGAGCAGAGTATGAGACCTATCATGGACGTTTCCCGCTGGCAGGGTAACATCGACTGGGTCAAGGTAAAGACAAGCGGCCTTGTCTCCGGCGTGATGCTGCGGGCTCTGGGCAACAGCGCAGAGGACAATCCCAGTGAGCCGTACATCGACCCCGACTTTGAGCGCAACTACGCCGAGTGCCAGCGGCTGGGCATCCCCTGCGGCGCGTACTACTACTGCAAAGCGGTCAACACAGCAGAGGCTGACGCAGAACTTGCCCTGCTGCGCAAGGTGCTGACCGGCAAAACCGTGCAGCTGCCCGTTGCGGTGGACATTGAGGACAAGTATGTGCAAGCACCGCTCGACAAGCAGACCCTGACGGACATTGCCGCCCATGCGCTGGGCACTGTGGAGCGCTGGGGCTTTTACGCCATGCTGTACACCGGGCTGTACTTTGGCCGTGATAACCTGTACATGACCGGCGCTGCACTCAAGCCTTATGACGTGTGGCTGGCAGCCTACCGCAGCAAAAAGCCTGAACCGGGCTGGCCGTTCGGCTTGTGGCAGTACACCAGCAAGGGCAAGATCCCCGGTGTTGTGGACGCGATACCGGGCAAGATTTCCGGCGTGGACTTGTCTGTGCCCTACAAGGACTATGCCAAAATCATCGCAAAGAAGGGTCTGACCCGTCTTCGGGAGGGCAAATGACCGAAAAAGAAGCTTTGCTGTGGGTGCTGGGCATCTTGGGCAGCCTGTGCGCCGCTGCCATCACGATCGACAAGGTGCTGGAAATCATCCATAAGTACATCAAGAAGGCACAGGAGCCGGACAACGCGCAGAACAAGCGGCTGGATGAGCTGGACAAGCGCGTCGGCACCTTGGAACAGGGGCAGCTCCAGCATACACAAGCCCTTGCAAGAGACCTCCGGCGATTTGACGGCCTCGATGAAGAAATGCGCCTTGTTCTCGTTGGCGTGCAGAACCTTTTGGATTCGCAACTGTCCGGCAATAACCGCGAAGGTATGCAAAAAAGCAAGACCGACATTAACAATTACCTGCTGAAAGGAGTAACCAATCATGGAAGCAATCCTTAATACCATTCTCACCCCCCTGCCCGCGTGGCTGGCGCTGGTGCTCATTGTTGTGGGCGCTGTTTCGCTTGCACTGGGGCTTATCCGTCTGGGCTACGGCGCAGCGGTCAGGACGCTGGTGCTTGACCTCATCGACCAAGCAGAGCACGAGATTCAGGGCACCAAGCGTGGTGCAGAGCGTAAGGCGTGGTGCGTCAAGATGCTGCGCCACTATCTGGACAACAGCAAATGGGGCAAGCTGGTCTCGTGGGCTATTACTGAAGAGACTATGAGCAAGGTCATCCAGTTTTTCTTTGACCGCATGAAAGCGGCACTGCAAAAGCAGTAAGGAGGATATCATGGCAAGCACTACATACGAACATCCCGGTGGCGTCACCGAGATGTACGCCGTACAAGAGCAATTTCGTCACGTCACGAAAATGGTTTGCGCACGTTTTCTTGACCTCACGAAAACATACCGTCTCGGCAACGTCCCCGTAATGGTGCGCAACGCCGGACAGCTGCCGCAGCCTTTCTGGCTCGGTGCTTCCTGTGGCGGCGGCTCGTGTGGTGCTGCCCGCTGCGCTGCAAGGACTTGACCGACAGCAGATGACAGCCGCTATCAAAAGCGCACCGCTTGGGAGGGTTGACCGTAAGATAGCCTTACTGCGGTACGTTGAGCGGCTTCCGTTGCCGGACATTGCAGCGCAGATGCATTACAGCCGAACGGCAATAGGCTACCGGCTGAAAAGCATTGAAAAAATGCTGGATGTGTGATATACTAACCTTGTCTAGGGATTAGTTTTGAGCTTTTGCTCTGACAATTCAAAAACGGCAGGCTTTCGGGTCTGCCGCTTTTCTTTTTGCACGGATTGTGGTATAATTATCTCAACAAATCCTCCCGGCCTCTCGAAGAAGCGCATTAGGGTGGATATTTGAAAGGCCATGGCCTTTGTAGAGAGCGGCATTGCCTGTGGGCGGTTCCGCTCTTGATTTTAGACTTCGCCGTTTTGGCGGCATAAAAAATCCCCCACTTTGCCTACAAAGCACCCCGCGTGGCACGCAGGGCTTCGGCAAAGCAGGGGATTTTTTTGTTTTACAGCAGCTTGTAGTGTTCAGCCAACAAAAAGCGGACGTATGCCGGGCAGCCCCGGCTTCCGGCACACCAGTTCTGCACCGTGCGCAGCGGAATGCCCGCGCATTTTGCAAAAGCGGTCTGCGACATTCCGGTGCGGGAGATCAGCTCCCGCATGGACAGGTTCGCCAGATCCCAGATGACGGACAGCCGCTCCTTTTCGGCGTCTAGGTCGATGCAGCCATCAGCGCCATCCTCGGCGCTGAGCGTCACGTTATTCAGAAAAATCTCCTTTACGGCTCGCGGATTGCTCGCCATAATAAAAAGTTCAGCGTTGCTATACATGGTATCCTCCTTTCAAATGCGGTCTTTCACGGACAGGCTGATTTTGCGCACAAAGCCATCAGGGAACTTCTCACCGCTCCAGAGAGAGCCGAGCTCTCCATCGCTGCCGTTGTCGCGGGGATACTCATAGAAGGCTGTCATGCCCAGACTATCGTTGACGCGGCGCAGCTTCACGATGCGGTCGGGAGCAAGCGCGATTTCCCGGGTAAGCTTGCCGTTTTTGTCCAGTGCATCCTCGCACAGCCACTGAAGCGCCGAGATAAACTCGTCCATCGTGATGGTAGAGTGGGCAGCCCAGTCTTTAAAAATGCGGCTGTCGCCTGCAAGAACGATCTTCTTTTTAGTCTCAAAGCTGGTCATGGTAGCTATTTCCTTTTTTTGTGCGATTTTGGTTTCCTTTACTGTCTATAATATACACCCATTGGGTGCAAAAGTCAAGCTTTTTTCAAAAATATTATACCCGATGAACGTATTTTTGCCCACGCTGCCCTTTTGCAGTGTGGGCGCTTTTTTGTCCTTCGTTGTACCTTCGTTGTCTCTCCCGGTGTGGCATTCTGGTACGATAAACGCAAAAGGAGGAGCGCTCATGTGGCACAAGTTCAACCCAAACCCGCGCGGCAGCAGCGTCGGTGACTGTGCAGTGCGAGCCGTTGCAGCTGCCACCGGGCAAAGCTGGGAGCAGGCATACATAGGGCTTGCGATGATGGGCTACGCACTGGGCGACATGCCAAGCGCCAACCGCACATGGGGCGCGTACCTCCAAAAGCGCGGATTTAAGCGCCGCCTTGTCGAGGCAGACTGCTCCACCTGCTACACCGTGGAGGATTTTGCAAGGGAGTACCCGCGCGGGATCTACGTTCTGGGCTGCTCTGGCCACGTTCTGGCTGTTGTCAATGGCGAGTGGATTGATAGCTGGGACAGTGGCGCAGAGTGCCCGATTTATTACTGGTACAAGGAGGACTAAGCGATGCCATACATTCCATACGGATACCAGCCCGGCTATTATGGGCAGGCAATGCCGGATCAGCTTGCACAGCTGCGGCAGAACGCCTACCAGCAGCCTATGATGGGACAAGCGACGCAGCCGACGCAGGGCACGCCGTCCATCATTTGGGTGCAAGGCGAGGAGGGCGCAAAAGCATACATGGTTGCCGCAGGAAACAGCGTGCTCCTGATGGACAGCGAAAACAGCGCGTTTTACATCAAAAGCACCGATGCAAGCGGTATGCCGCTTCCCCTCCGGGTGTTTGACTACAAGGAGCGCACCACAGCCGCAAAAACGCCGCCACAAACGGCGCAGCAGGCCGGCGGGGAGTTTGTCACCCGGGCAGAGTTTAACGCGCTGGCAGCCCGCTGTGCGGCACTTGAAAAGCAAGAGCCTGCAAAGCCTGAAACGGAGGTCAAATAAATATGGCGAATCCTCTTTTTAATGCACTAGGCGGCGGTATGCCCGCCATGCCAAACCCTATGGGTCAGTTTGGCCAGATGATGCAGCAGTTCCAGCAGTTCCGTGCAAACTTTCAAGGCGACCCGAAAGCAGAGGTGCAAAAGCTGCTGCAATCCGGCAAAATGTCACAAAACCAGCTGAACCAGCTGCAGGCGATGGCGCAGCAGTTTCAGCAGTTCCTTCCCCATTAAACTTCTTTCCAGACAAAGCCTTTACAAGACTTAATCCTACCTTTTGCGCAGTTGATGATTGTACAAGGCTTACATCCGTAAGCTCTGGCAGCTTCGGAATACCCACTCCACACCTTCATAAAGTCACCAGATTTTGTGTATTGGGCAACCGGTTTGCTCAATGGGTTCAAAGACCCAGTTCTACCGCGCATATTAGAATCGGCACGAAGCCCTGTTGCAATTGCGTGTTGTGTATTCCCCTTTCGAGAAATCCATTCGAGATTTTCAACAAAATTATTGCTCTTGTTTCCGTCAATATGATTTACACAAGGCAGATTTTCTGGATTTGGAAGAAATGCACTTGCAACAAGAACGTGAACGGACTTGTTTTTCTTTCCCGATTTATTGCAGAGCATTACCGTTTTGTATCCGCTTTTATGGCTTTTGAGAACAAGATTCTTAGATTTTCCGGTGTGGTTATAATTTATGCTTTTTACGTTTCCACAATCGCTCACTTCATATAATCCTTCGTATTCAGGAACAGGTAACCAATTCTCCATAAAAACCTCCGTATAGCATGGTGGATTTATCTGTTTCTATTATACCACAAAAATACAATATCTGCGCAGATTTGTATAAAAAATTTTGAAAGGAGCTTACTATGAGCTTATCTACCGATTCTCCTATGATGACTATGCCGGTTCAGCCTGCAAATACCTGTTCTAATGGTGGTTTTGGCTGGGGTGACGGCGGCTTGCTCTGGATCATCATCTTGTTCCTGTTCGCCTTCTGCGGCGGCTGGGGCGGCAACTGGGGCGGCAATGGCAACACCGGTGCCGGTGTCGTTGACGGCTACGTCCTGACCTCCGATTTTGCCAACATCGAGCGCAAGATGGATGGTATCAACAACGGCATGTGTGATGGCTTCTACCAGCAGGCGCAGCTTGTCAACGGCGTGCAGCAAACCGTGAACAACGGCTTTATGTCCGCAGAGATCAGCCGCGCAAACCAGCAGGCGGCGTTTATGCAGCAGCTGTTTGCCATGCAGATGCAGCAGCAGGAGTGCTGCTGCGAGAACCGCTCTGCCATTCAGGGCGTCAACTACAATCTGGCCACCCAGTCCTGCGAGACCCGGAACACGGTGCAGAACACCACCCGGGACATCATCGACAACCAGAACCAGAACGCCCGCGCCATCCTTGACGCACTGACTGCACAGCGCATCGAGGCAAAGGACGCAAAGATCGCCGAGCAGGGGCAGCAGCTGTTCGCAGCACAGCTGGCGGCATCTCAGGCAGCCCAGAACGAAACGCTCAAGGCCTACATGAGCGGTCAGCTGGCCTACTACAACCCGCGTCCTGTGCCCGCATTCCCTGTCCCCGCACCCTACCAGTACGGTAACTGCGGCACCGGTTGCGGTTGCAACGGTTGCGCCTAACCGAATAACGGCAACTTCCGAGGATTTCTCGGATGTTCAGCCCCAGAGCTGATTTTGCAAACCAGAGCGCCGGGGCAGTAGTCCCGGCGTTTCTATTACGAAAGGAGCCGATAAAATGGCTGAATTTACCTCTACCACGATTCAGACCGTGGCAGCCGGTCAGAATCTCCCCTTGACCGAAACCGCTATCAAGGGGTCAAACTGCATCAACCACCGAGCAGGTGCTGGTAATGTGACGCTGCGTGGACTTACGAACCAGTGCAAGGCACTGTTCAAAGTGAGTTTTGGCGGCAACATCGCCATCCCTACCGGAGGCACTGTGGGCGCAATCTCTGTGGCGTTGGCTGTCGGCGGCGAGGCGCTCAACAGCGCAACCGCAATCGTCACCCCGGCGGCAGTGGATCAGTACAGCAACGTCTTTACGGCGGTGTTCGTGGAAGTCCCCCGGGGCTGCTGCGTTACTGTGGCGCTCAAAAACACTAGCACGCAGGCAATCAGCATTGCAAACAGCAATCTGATCGTTGAGCGGGTAGCATAAGAAAGGAGATAAAGTCATGCTGGATAAATTGAATCATCTGAAAGATGAGATGTGCGAAGAGCTCATGGAGCTGACCGACAAAAAGAATCGATCCCCTGGCGATGTTGAGATGATCGGCGAGATCGTGGATATCATTCTGGACATCCACCGCATCAAGGATTATTGCGAGGGTGGCGAGTACAGCCGTGCGGGCGAGTGGGAAGCTGACATGCGCGGATCCTTCAGCCGCGACGCCGGAAACGGTTACAACCGGGGCAACAGCTACGCCAACCGCGGTCGGCATTATGTTCGCGGTCACTACTCACGCGGCGATGGCCGTGAGCGCATGATCTCCGACATCGAGGACATGATGCAGGAAGCCACCGGTGCAGAGCGTGACGCATACAAGCGAGCCGCTGACATCTTGCGCAACGCATAAGAAAGGGGGCGGCAGGCATGGATATCGTGGAGATCAACGAACACATCCGCAAACTGAAATGCGAAGAAACGAACTGGCAGAGCGTGGAAAAGCTTGCCGCCCTCTGCACTGTGCGGGACGAGCTGGAAGAAGCACACGCACCTGAAACGCAGACCCAGGCATTGCCGCCCGCGACTTATGCGGCGGCGTACTCCACAGCAGCGGAACCACAAAGCGACTTTGTGGCGGCTGCCAGCTCTGTTCCTTTCGGCGGTCTGATGCAGGTGCTCGACAGACACATGAACGCAATAAAGCTGGTGTACCCGAAAGAGTATGAGCTAGTAATGCGGAAGATTGTCTCTTTGTCTGAGTGACGATGCCCAATAGGCTGAAGGCACAGGGAAAGTAAGTCGCCCGGCCAAAAAAAGCCATACATAGCAGCAGCCCCGGGAAGCCTGACGGTTCCTCGGGGCTGTTTTTGCGTTTATAAAGCTGTTTTTCAGCGGTGTGTTACCAAAAATGTTACCATGATAAAGAAAAGAACGTCAATTCTCAGCGAAATGACGTTCTTTTTACATGGTGGAGGCGATGGGAGTCGAACCCATGTCCGAAAAGAGCTCAGTGTAGGTGTCTCCGGGTGCAGGCGATCTACAACATTCCCGCCGCGCCACGCCGATCGTCAGGCTAGCGCTTTGGTAGCTTCATGAGTTCCTGCCGGTCCGCAAAGCTTAGGTCCGTTCAGGTGCTGTGTCTAAAGGACGCCCCGACCCCACACGACACAAGAGTGGGCGGAACGCGCAGCACTCAGGCTGCGAGCAACTGATAATTATTGTTGTCAGTTAATTTTTTTGGAGGAGTTATAGAGCAGTTCCCCCACTGCTACCCGCTGCCCAGACCTTGCTCCCCCCGTCGAAACCTTTACGCCCCCATATAAAGCACATCTTGCGATGTGCGGAAAGCTTGGTTTTCTGCGGTGAGCCGCAGTCTGCAATTGGAATGC